CAGACGAAGTTGAAGCAGTATTACCAGAATTGGTTACTCAGTCAGCATTGGAAGGTTACAAAACCATCCGTTATGACAAAGTTGTATCTGTGCTAGTTAACGCTGTTAAAGAGCAACAGGCAATGATCGAAGAACTACAGGCGCTTGTAAAGAAGACTTTACACTAATCCATTGACTAGAGGAGGCAAATAAAATGGCAATTCTTCCAGCAACTGGATCAGCAATTTCGTTCGGCAACGTCAAACGAGGTTACTCGAACACAACAGGTTCTAACTTATCACTACGTGGTACGTTAGGCGGATACTTAGGTATCGGCTCCGGCTCTGTTAGTTTAAGTTCACGTTTTGGTGGCCGTACAACACCATATAACATCTAATAGTGTTATGCATTAAAGAAAGGGTGGCAACACCCTTTCTTTTTGGCTAAAATTTCTAAAATTAAAATGATACATAGTATATCATAGAAGGAGCTTTCATGCCACTAACTCAAAACGAAATCCTAAACAATACACGAGCAGTATTAAAACAAGTCCCATTCCGTACAAATTTTGAAAGAGAAAACTTTGTATACAGCGTAGCAAGCGGACCGCGCTTGTTGGTTTCTCTTTGCCAAGAGATGGAATTTTTAAACAGCGAATTGGAAAAGGCAACAACCGATTGGCAAAAACAAATCGTTCTCAATGAGATGAACATTATCAACGGACGTATTGCAGAATTGCAGGCGGAAATTGGTACAGACGTTGCAAAAGCAATTGAAGATGCAGAACCTGCATATTGGGTAGAAGAACTTGCAAAGAACTCGGCTGTTGAAGCAATCTGTCAAAAAGTTTCAATTGAAAATATGGGACAGATGTTAAAATTGCCAGCAGAGCTATACGAGGAAACAATTATTCGTTGCCAAACATTTTTAAATGTTATCAATAAAACAACCAGACTTGCAGAACGCAAAGCAAACTTAGCAAATATTGACCAATCAGACGAATAATGTTCGGTAAGTCATCTCGTTCTGTGTTTGATCGACAACCTGTTCTAAGTGAGCAGGTTGTTATATGCGTTCCTACCAACGGAATGGTTCATGCAAAATTTACCTACTGTTTGGTTCAAGCTATCAAATACACAGAACAACAAGGTATTCCTGTAATACTTGAAATGGATGCTGGCACAGTACTAAGCAACCAGCGACAGGTACTGTTAAATCTTGCAGTTGACAAATACAATGCAGAACACGTCATGTGGCTTGACAGCGACATGACATTTCCCGAAGATGTCATCGTCAGGTTATTAGAACATAAAAAGAAAGTGGTATGTGCAACATACTCAAAGCGTGTACAACCTTTTCATCCAACTGCATTTTATTCTATAGATCCAGTGGAGCCAGTTGACACTACTGCACATGGGTTAACTCAAGTGCGTTATACTGGGTTTGGTTGTTTGTTGATGCGAGCAAGTATTGCCGATGAAATGCCAAGCCCACATTTTCCACTGAAGTGGCATGCACCGAGTTCAACCTGGCATGGTGAAGATATGGGATTTTGTGATTTACTTGATCACAATGAAATCAAGATTTGGTGCGACTTAGATCTTAGTCGGGAGATTGGCCATTTAGGGCAACAAGAGTTTCGTGTGAATCAGGTAAACTAACAAAAAACGCACACATGCGATTTAACTTTTTTAAATTAACACTTGCTGACAATTGATACTCGGGCATATCTGGGCAGTTGATTACATTTCTCATAACAGCACCGTCAACTATGGTGCTTTTTATTAGTTTAAGTTTTAATTGATCATCTAACAACAAACTGACCAGTAGCGGATGCTGCCACATTTCTTCATTTATAAGTCGTCTAGTTTCTAGGTACCAACGCTCTGTATAAGATATAGTATCCTTATATAACTTATTCAATAGCGGATTGTTTAAAGAAGGTTGCCAACATTGCTCTACTTCGATTTGACGATGCGGCCCTGTATATACATCAGGTTGACGCAGTGTATTTTTAATTACTCTTAACGCCATCCAATAAACCCTCTAATGCTTCTCGAAAGCCTCTACTGTTAAACATCTTTGCAGTATTACGATGTAGTGGTTGCGGCCACTCCCATAAGTTAACCCAACAGTAGCCAGCACTTTCTTCGTCTACTGTAGGAATAAATTCTTCTTCACACAATATTAGATAGCTAACATGGCGAAAGCGTTTGTCTCGAGTTGTAAAAGTATACACGTGACTCATTGCAATAGTATTTGGCACACCCGGATGACCAAGTTCTTCACATAGCTCACGCTTTAAGCCTTCGAGGTCGCCTTCATTGCCATCCAACTTGCCGCCCCATAAGCCCCAGCACATGCTATGCGTTTCAGCGGGGCTACGAAGTTGCATCATAGCTCTCCCGGTTTTCTTACTAACGATTAATGCGCCAACAGCTCTCATACCAATATTTAGTTGACGATGCGCCAATAGCCTTCATCGAATATTCCTTCGATAGCTACTACCCATTCAGTGCCAGTGTAGTACAACTTGACCATGGTGTTTGCGTTAGTTGTATATGCAGGAGCATTAACAGCACTGGCGTCGAAGCTGACAATCCAGTCACTGCCATTGTATTCAATAATGTCATTTGCATCTGCAATTACTGTACCCCATAGCCCTGTTTGTGGCACAGAGTCTGTTAGTAAGTAACGTTGACCAGGCTGAACAGGCGGGATGTTTCCATTACCTGGAGCACTTCTTGTTGGGTCAACTACACCATTGATCATTGTAATAGTATCGTTCGGAAGTGTAGAAGTATCGACGCTGTAGTTTAAAAGATTTTCATTGTTTGGGTTAATACTTACTTTTAGAATAACTTCTTGTGGATCTAATACGTTGCCAAGTTTTAATCTAATCTCAGTGATGCCATTTTTAAAGCCACCATAATTGTTAAAATGCTCATCCCAACGAAGCAATGATGGAACAACTTGATCGGGCTCAGTAGCAGTATTATTGCTAGTTAACAGTTGGATAGAGTTGCTGGTAACTTTAATGTGTCGGTCCTTGAATGTAATCCATTGTCTTGACGAAATGGGTTCGCTGTTAATGCCAATGGTAATATCGTCAATAAACTGATAGTCTCCGGCAATGTTGTTCAAGATGCTGTGGATAAGCACTTGACGTTTGACCTTAGCAGGCGGAGTCAAGAAGATAGGCAACGAGAAGATTAAACTTGCAACATCAATGATGTCATCTGTGCCTTGCGGAATACTACGAGCAGTCCAGGTAACGTTGATTAGCTCAACCACGGCCAGGCTAGTCCAGTCATATGGATTTTGACTACTTTGTAAATTTACACTTGGATTGAACAATAATAGAATCTGTTCAAGCAGTTGTAGCTTTTGTTCTGTATTACTAGTCCATACGTCAACGTTGATAGTCAAGTCAAACGGGATAGGAGCGTGTCGCTCTAGCGTATATGACTCGGCAACCTTGTCGTTAAAACTCTGTGCTACTGGGTCATATGCCTTTTCGTAAATTTGTACGCTATCCTCAAACGAAGGAGTCATACGGCGTTCGGCATTTGGAACAAGTTCAGCAATGTAGCAACTGATCGCAGGAACACTTAAGATAGTGTTTTCGCTGTTTTTACGCAGAATGTGTTGGCTCATGCGAGTTGTATCACCATAGCGAACAGGGACTTGATGGTAGTTATCAGCACCAGTAACGTCTTTGCCCATCTTAACCGAAAAGCCACCAAACAGTCGCATGAACTGTAGTAGCCAGCGTCTTATTTGTTGATCATAAAAATATTGTTGTGCCATTAGTTGTCTGCCTTGGGTTTCACAAACACACCACTAAGTGCTTGTCGTTGTGGTACAGTTTTACCATCTATAGTTGTAGTTGTTGCTTGATTATTAATGAATGGTCCAGCATTAGTTGCAGTAGTAGTCCATCCACTTGATTCAACGTTGTCCGCCACTCGATGCCATTTATTGCCGCGATAGACGAACAATCTTTGTGGTTGAAAGTCGGTTCTAATAAACAATTCACCCTGACTTGGAGCAATAGGGAATGTGAGTCCAGTAACAATATTTGTAGTGTTACCTTGTTGCGCCAAATGTTCAGTGGTATTAACAGTAATGTTAGATTGACCAGATCCATCAAACCCATTGATAACAGGGGCATAAGTCGAATCAGTAAATTCTGTATTCTTATAACCAGCCGCAGGTGTAATAACTTCTGCTGAAGCAACAATAGCATTTGAAATTTCAATTTCTTTGTTGTATGTACTTAGAGCATTTTTTAGACTGTCTTCATCTTCTGGATCACCTAGCAAGCTACGATATTCTTGTGCATCGTTAATAGGAGCGGCTTTGATACGCCACAAGTGCGGCCACCAAGTTGGACCAAATCCCTCAGCTGAACGAGAAGCATCTTGTACAGCATAAAATTTGTTAATGCTCTTTGCGTTTGCATCTAACAACAAGTCATCGTTTAAGTGAGGTAGTTCGAGTACGTCACCGGCCATTAGCTTGCGGCCCAATCGTTCTACCATTTCGTTTGTGTGAAATGTAATAAAAAGTGTATCGGCGTTTAAGAACAAACCAAACTGACTCAAATCAAAGTCCTGATCTGTAACGTTGTAAGTACCACGTAATTCATAAACTGTAGTATCGTACACACGATCGCGGTTCTCCATAAACAAAATGTCTTGGATGTCTAGTTCTGTAATCTCATCCTTTTCAGCTAAGTTTGGCTTGGCAGGATCAGAACCATCTTCTACTGCCGCTGGTCCAAGATATTTGTGGATCAGTATAGAGGTGCCGCCTGCACCCACAGCTTCGCGGATCAAGCGGTCCTGATAGTGGTAATCCTGCGTTTTAGCGTTTTTCCAAAGTGATAATTTAGGCATGTTTTCCCTGCAGGACCAAAAAGGACCTGTTTCTTAGTGTTATTTACCGGTTGACAGGAGTTCACTGATAAGTTATAATAACATCATTGCGACACTTAAACGGAGTAAGAAATGGCTACTGCAACCAAGAAAAAAGCGGCACCTGTTAAGAAAACACGGGTCACTGCAAAACAAGTTAATGCACACCGCGGCCGCGGAGTCAAAGACTTTAGCCCATCATGGGAGGGTGCCGCAGAGTTTAATGGCGAGCAATTTACACGACACTTCCGTCGTGCTATGGAGTACTACCGACTGGAAAGTAGCACCAAAGAGTTGCGTCCAAAAGTAGCAGAGTGGATGGAATCTGCAGGGTATAAGAAAGATGCTATTGCAGAATTCCGTAAACTAAAAGACACTCGTGTTTCTTCTACACTTTGCGGTGTTGCCGCATGTTTGGTACGAGGCATGCCCGCAGTACATCCAGGATTTAATCAAGGACGAGATACTGCCGCATGGTTGAAAGCTGAAATTGAAAAGTCTGTAAAAGCAGGCAAAGATGATGCTGACGAAGTTGAAGCAGAAAAAGATGTTCCGGTTGTAAAGAAAGAAACTATCCAAGATCGTTTGGCTGAAAAGTTTAGCGAAACAATGGGCGATATCGAAGGCGCAATTGACGACTTTATTACAGATGGCAAGGACCCTAAGGTATTCCACTTGCTGTCAGTGGCAAATATCGCGGTACAGTATTCGTCTAAGATTGTAGATCTAATCCAACCGCGTATCAACGAAATGAACGAGTTGCTGGAAGGCAAAGACGGTCAGTTGATGGAAGCATACAAGCATCTGGGCAAGCGTGAAGTTAAGGCATACATTAAAATGTATGAAAGCATTATTAACGATGCTATGGCGTATAAGACAAGCAAGATTGCTACTCGTGCCAAACCCAAGCGCAAGCCAGTTCCTCCAGAGCGTCAAGTTAAAGGACTCAAGTACATGAAAGAGTTTGCTGAGCTTGGTCTTAAGAGTATCAACCCAACTGAGATTTTGGGAATGAGCGAGTTGTGGACTTACAACACTAAGACACGTAAGCTGGGCCGTTTTGTAGTAAGTATGCATGGCGAGATGGCAATTAGTTTGCTGGGAGTTAAAGGTTCTGCTATTGTTGGTTTTGACGAACTTAAGAGTACCTGCAAGACACTACGTAAGCCTGCAGAAAAGCTAGCCGAGTTTAAAACACAAGGCAAGCCAGGACTACGCAAGTTTATGGACACTATTAAAAGCGTTGAGACCAAGCTAAAAGGACGAATTAGTCCAGAAACAATCCTGCTTCGTGCAATTAAGTAAGGACTAGCAGTGCAGTCTTCGGTAAATAATACTGGAGACTGCACATGCAAAACAACACAACACAACGTTCTAAAGCCGCAAAAAACATTGAGCTAATGCTCGGTGGTGGCTTAGTAGATGTCGAACTAGACAAAGAACACTACGACTTAGCTATTGATAAAGCCGTTGGCAAATATCGTCAACGTTCTAGTAGAGCAGTAGAAGAAAGCTTCATGCTACTAAACTTAACAGAAGGCAATAGCTCATACACTCTCCCAGATGAAGTTATTGACGTTAAGGTTGTTTACCGTGCAAGCGCAGGTGGAGTAGGTACAACAAGTACAACGTTTGAACCATTTGAAGCCGCGTACTTAAACATGTATATGCTTAATGCCGCACGTGGTCAAGGACTACTATCGTTTGAATTGTACATGGGACAGCGCGAGTTATTGGGACGTATGTTTGGTGCCAATGTTACATTTACATGGAGCCAAACAAGTAAGCAAATTAATCTGCACCGCAACATCAAAGGTGAAGAATCAGTATTGCTACACACTTATAACTATCGTCCAGATGAGGCATTGTTAGCTGACACTAGCTCGGGTCCTTGGATTAGAGATTATGCAACAGCGCAAGCAAAGATGATGCTTGGTCAAGCACGTTCTAAATTTGCACAGCTAGCTGGCCCGCAAGGTGGTGTTACATTAAACGGTAACGACTTAATTTCACAGGCACAAGCCGAGCTTGAAAAGCTAGAAGAAGATCTAAAAACATTTGCAGACGGTGGCACACCACTAGGGTTTATTTTTGGATAATGTCAAAATACTCTACACTACTTTATAAGATATACCATTGGATTGCAATGCTTCCAGGAAAAATCACCTGGAGTAGAAAAACATATATTACAAAAGCTGACAAAGATGAGCTTGCTCGTTTGCTGGCCAGCGGCTATTACATTATTCTAACAGGAGAACGTCATTATCTAAGTAGCCTCATAGTTTCGTTCTTATCCTGGGTTAAAACGGGAGTATGGGCAAGCTATACACATGCACTAATGAACTGTGATAATATCACAGATCCAGCCGATACCGCCAGCTTTAAATTTGTAGAAGCAACAGGGACAGGTGTACACTACTCTACGTTTGACCATGTGTTTAATTGTGATACAGTATGTTTACTAACACCGCATAACATTGACAATGCAGAATGGACCAAGATTATTGATGCACTGCTAAAGCAACAAGGTAAGCCGTATGATGACTTATTTGACTTATCTGATGACACCCATGTCAGTTGCGTAGAGTTGGTACTAAACGCATTGAGAGCAGTAAATTATGCAGAGGAGTTTGCAGACCTGCATAGGTTAATCGAAAAAGAAAAAAACTTGGTCCCACAAATGTTTAGAACCTGTACCGATTTTACAGTAAAATGTGAAATGTTTGGGGAAGACACGTACTACGATTACGTTGAATGGTAAGGATAAACACTTGACATAGTTGTGCGTTTATGTTAGTATAACACATGACTAAACAAATTATTGGTATCTGCGGTTTTATTGGTTCCGGCAAAGACACTGCCGCAGACTACCTGGTTAACTTCCACGAGTTCCGTCGAGACTCATTTGCCGCTACCCTTAAAGATGCAGTTGCAGCCGTATTTGGTTGGGACCGCGAATTGCTCGAAGGGCGTACCAAACAAGCTCGTGAATGGCGCGAACAAATTGATCCATGGTGGGCTGAACGACTAAACATGCCCGAGCTTACTCCGCGATTGGTATTGCAACTTTGGGGTACAGAAGTTTGCCGTCGTGGCTTCCATGATGACATTTGGATCGCCAGTTTAGAATCACGGTTACTTAACAGCAAAGACAGTATTGTTATCAGTGACTGCCGTTTCCCTAATGAAATTAAAGCAATCAAAAATGCCGGTGGAATCGTTGTATGCGTTGAACGCGGAGTCAAGCCTCACTGGTATGACATTGCAGTACAAGCAAACAAGGGGGTAGAGTCTGCGGCAAAGTGGTTATCAAATGAAAAGATTCATGCAAGCGAAACAGCATGGGTTGGAACCAATTTTGACTATATACTAGATAACAATGGCACTGTTGATGATCTATACAAACGTATAGCAACGATTGTCCAGTAAATTGTAAAATAGCATTTTTCGGTAAATAGGGCCAAATTTAGCACTTTGCGCTAAATATCTTCGTAAAGGGTATGATCCCTTAGATTACGGAGATACACAAATGGCTCAATTAAGTTCCCCAGGCGTAAGCGTTTCGATTATTGACGAAAGCGCATACGCATCTGCAGGCACTGGTACAGTTCCAGTTATTGTCTTAGCAACACGTTCTAATAAGACGTCACCAGACGGTTCAGTTGCACAATATACTACTGCACCTTTTGCTAAGAAACCACTTATTGTAACTAGCCAACGCGAGTTGGTACAGTTATACGGTGAACCAAGTTTCACTATTGTTGACGGTACACCAGTACACGGTCACGAATTAAACGAATACGGCTTGCTTGCCGCTTATTACTACCTAGGTATTGCTAACCGTGCTGTTCTAGTACGTGCCGACCTTAACATGGAAGAATTAGAGCCACAAGCAGAAGCTCCAACTGGTCCAGCAACAAACGGCCAATACTGGTTAGATACAAGTGCAAGCACATGGGGCTTGTTTGAAGGTAATGGCTCTGCATGGGTAGCTAAGTCAGTATTAGTATCTGACGGTGTTCCGGGTGCTGGCGAAGGTAGCGAAGGCGATTACGCATTAGACACTTCTGGCAATGTTAAGGTATTTTACAAAAAGTTTGGTAGCGGCGACGGCGCCGAATGGGTCGCAGTCACAGCTGGCAATTTAAGCGCACCAGTAACAGTTGGTCCACACTATCAAGTTCCAACAGCATCAAACGGTGCAGTATGGTTCAAGACAACAAGTCCAAACTCTGGCTTGTCATTAAAAGTTAAGAAGTACAATGCTTCTACACAAAGCTGGACAGCACAAACAGTTGGCGCCGGTAATCCAGACCAATTAGTTGGTTACGTTGACAACGCTACAGCGTCTGCACAGTTTGGTTCAAAATTATCAACAAACAACATTTACATTCAGTTCCCGACACTAAATGAAGCCAAGTTTGAAATCAAACGTTTCAACGGTTCTGCTTGGGCAACTCTAGCAGTAAGCTCAACAGCTACAGCACCAACAGGCGCATTGCCAGACGGTAAGTTGTGGTATGATGCAGGTACAATGGTTGACGTTTATGTTAAGACTACAGTAAATGACACACCAACATGGAAGCCAGCTTCTCAAATTGATGTAAACACAGAAGAGCCAACTAACCCAAATTTCGGTGATGTATGGGTTGACACAAACGACATGGCCAACTACCCATTACTAAAAGTATGGAACGGTGGTGAATGGGTTGCTAAAGACAATGCAGATCAAACAACTCAAGATGGCGTATTGTTTGCTGACTTAACATCACAAGCAGGTGATGTACGTGGTGCATTTAATAGCGCATTGGCCATGGACGATCAAGCTCCTAACCCAGCTTACTTCCCAGAAGGTATGTTGTTATGGAACAGTGCAGTAAGTTCTGGTAACGTTAAGAAGTGGAATGCAACAGAAGGTTTCTGGCAGACAGAATCTGGCAACGTTGATAGTGGTCCTAAAGCAGGCGCCCCTTACATGTTTGACAAGGCTCAACGCCGTGTTGTTGTAAAGCGTTTACAAGCCGCGTTAACAAGTAGCGAAGAATTACGTGCAGAAACATTAGTGTTCAACGTTATTGCTACTCCGGGTTATGTTGAATGTATTGACGAAATGGTTACATTAAACTTAGACCGTAAAGAAACAGCGTTTGTTATCGCTGACACTCCAATGAAGTTAAGCAACAAGATTACTGATGTTGTTAACTGGTCTCTAGGTACAGCAGCCGGTACAAACGGCGCCGACGGCTTAGTTACACGTTCGGGTAGCGCCGCCATTTATTACCCAAGTGGTTTATCAACTGACTTGAGCGGTAATGATGTTGCAGTTCCAGCAAGTCACTCTGTTCTACGTGGTATTGCATACAACGACCAAATCGCTTATCCATGGTTTGCTCCAGCTGGTTTAGTCCGTGGCGCCCTAAGTGGTATCAGTAACTTGGGTACAGTTAATGCTGAAAACGAATTCGTTCCATTGGCATTGAATCAAGGTTCACGTGATGCATTGTATGAAAAGAACATTAACCCATTGGTTAATTTCCCAGGCCAAGGTTTGTATATCTGGGGTCAAAAGACTCTATATCCAACTAACTCAGCATTAGACCGCGTAAACGTTGGTCGCTTGTTAGCTTACTTGCGTGAACGTTTTGAAGTTATTGCTCGTCCGTTCATCTTTGAACCAAACGATCAGCGTACACGTAATCGTATCCTAGGCGTATTCAATGCGTTCTTGGCTGACATGTACTCTAAACGTGCGGTATACGACTTCTTAGTAGTTTGTGATGATACAAACAACACTCCTGCTCGAATTGATAGAAACGAGTTGTACATTGACGTGGCAATTGAGCCAGTTAAGGCAGCTGAATTTATCTATATCCCAGTTCGTGTTGTAAACACTGGCGCGATTGCCAATGGTACACGCTAAATAACACTAACAGGAGACACATAAAATGGCAGTTCAATTAGACAAA